GGAAATTGATGTAGGATAAAGATGTTGGTGAAACGGATTGGCCCCGTGGTGCTTTTATTCAGTTGCTACCGACCCTGCCACATGGGAGCACCAACAAGGACACATATATGATGATGTTCCCAAAATACAACTACTACCGCAGCAAGACCCACTTGAAGAATGTGGCCTCTTTGCTCTGTCAGCACTGCGGACGGGATGGGACGGTTCAAGCGGCGCATTCCAATTGGTCAGAACACGGTAAGGGTCGGGGCATCAAAGCATTCGACATATATACAGCGGCACTCTGTCAAGACTGCCATCAAGAACTAGATCAAGGAAATCACCTCTCCAAAGAGGAAAGAAAGCGGATGTGGGTCGAGGCTCACAAAAAGACGGTATTCACGATGACGATGCTAGACTTGTGGCCTAGAGACATTGGAATACCGTTAGAATATGATTAACCGATGCTGGTGGACTTCCTCCCACAAGTGAACAGTCTGAGGCCGGGGCTTCGGCCCCTCTTTTTTAAAGGGTTTGTATGACCGGACTTCTAGCCCCCGCTGCTGAGATCAGCATCGAGATCAAACAAAGCAAAGCAATGGACTCTATGGACGCTGAGGGCGATTCATGTCCCGTTGCCACTCAAGATGTTGAAGTCAACCTCAAGTGTCGCCAAAAGGCCATCGACAAGGCGATGTATGGCCCGATGAACCCCAACGAACCAAATAACGACTATTGGCGCAAGCTGGCAGAGGGTTGGCGTTTGTCTGCTGGACAAGCGAAGAAATCCACTTGCGGTAACTGCGCGGCATTCATTCAGACCTCTAAGATGCTGGACTGCATCGACAAGGGCATGGGCAAAGATGCGGACGCATGGGATGTGATTGATGCCGGAGATTTGGGGTACTGTGAGTTGTTTAACTTCAAATGTGCATCAAAACGCACTTGTTCGGCTTGGATTGTTGGTGGCCCGATTACTGATGACAGCGGCGACATGGAAGGTGAAGAATCATGATGAAAGTCTCGGAAGCAATGCAAAAGAAGGTCGGCAAGGTCATGGGCGAATACAAGCGCGGTGACTTGCACAGCGGTAAGGGCGGGAAGATCGTGAAGAACCCCAAGCAAGCCATTGCAATCGCAATGAGTGAGGCCAATCTTCCGATGCGGGGTAAGCGCACAGCAACCAACAAGGCCAAAAAATGAAGGGCTTGTACGCAAACATCAATGCCAAACAAGACCGCATCAAGGCTCAAAAGGCTGCGGGTGTAAAGCCCGAGCGCATGAGGAAGGTCGGTAGTAAGGGTGCGCCCACTGCGGCTGCATTCAAGGCTGCTGCTAAAACCGCAAAGAAATGATTAAGCGCGGCAAAGAATCTTTCGCGGGGTACAACGCCCCAAAGAAGACCCCTTCCCACCCTACTAAGAGTCATGCGGTGCTGGCAAAGAGTGGGGACGAAGTGAAGCTGATTCGCTTTGGTCAACAAGGGGTAAAAGGTTCTCCGGACGGCACAAAGAGAAACGAAGCATTCAAGGCCCGACACGCTGAGAACATCGCAAAGGGCAAGATGAGTGCGGCATATTGGGCCAACAAAGTGAAATGGTGACAACATGGACGAAGGCGCAGCATTTGGGTTCTTCCCACAATTAAGACCCCGCAGACGCTTACAAGACCCAACAGCGTCAGCGGATGTGCCTTTGCAAGTGCTTAGAGGCCGATTAGCCGGACTTTTAGGACTGCCCTCAGACATTGGGAACCTAATTCGATCTCCGATGCCAATGGAGATGTTTGGGGATTATGAATATGAAAAACCCCCACAACTGCCATACACAACCGAGTATTTTCTAAAAGAACTACCGTTAGCACCCACTGCGCCCGTAGGCCAATTAGCTGGTCAAGCGGCATCGTTTGTTCCATTAAATCCGGCTCCATTGGTCAGAGGCGCACAGAAACTCGGCACGATGGTCGGTGAGGGCATGGCAGAGAGGGTAGCTACTGGTAGACCAATGCTCCCGAGTTTGCTGGCAGAACCTCAAGCGGCGATGTTTGCTGTGGAACCAAATGTGCCCCGCATGAACTTGCTAGACACGCCACCCGAGACTATGACAAGCCTATTGGAAGTCAAACCACAAGCGGTGGTAAGCGATTTAGGGTTTTACTCCGCTGCCGAACAAGCTGCGCTGAATCTCCAAAGGAACAAGGGTTCGGGCCAAGCATTCTTGAACGATTTGCTAAAGGCAGAAAATGTCAAGAAGGACGAACTTCAATGGATGGGTGTGGATGACTTCTTGAAAGAAAAGCCCAATGTCACCAAGCAAGAAGTTCAAGACTTCATCGCAAACAATCGGGTAGATGTGCAAGAGGTTAGATTGGGTGAAATGCCTTTTGAAGACCCTAGAGGCATTGCCAAACGCAAAGAGATTTTTGATAAATTCGAACCGGAAATCATGCGTTTGTATGATGAACTGGACAATGTAAGTTACAACGACCCAACTAAAACAAGAGATTTAACATATCAATTACGAGAAATTCAAGATTTAAGAAATTCACAAGCTGATGCGGCATATACGATGCAAGAAGCAAAACCGGCTAAATACGATCAGTATCAACTCCCCGGCGGTGAGAACTACCGCGAGATATTGATGACATTGCCAACTAACATGAGTGAATACAACAAATATACACAAATGCTTAGAGAAAAATATGGGCAAGGTGGCTTCCAAAACTTACCGTTGACTGACATTGAAAGATCAAGACTTGACAAGTTTTATGCTGCGGAAGAAGCGACCCCATACAAATCTTCCCATTTTGACGAACCTAATATTCTTGCTCACATCCGAGTAAACGACCGTGTAGACGCTGATGGCAAGAAAATGCTATTGATTGAGGAAATTCAATCAGATTGGCATCAAGCCGGACGGGAAAAGGGGTACAAAGGACAATTCAAAGATTTACCTAATGACTATAAGGTTGAGTCAAAAACCGACAAAGATGGATACACTTATTATGAAGTGTTAGACCCCCAAGGAAATATTTTTGCCAAGGATTACAGCAAAGGTAGCGTTACAAATCAAGCCATCAACAGATTAAATGAAACAGTTGGCGGCGTACCAGATGCACCATTCAAAGACACATGGTATCAACTAGCCTTAAAGCGGGTGCTCAAGTACGCTGCCGACAATGGATATGAACGAGTGGGGTTGACTACTGGCAGACAGCAAGCGGACAGATTCAATCTTGCCAAGCAAGTAGATCATATTGATTACAGACGATCATCCGATGGGACTTTTGAATTAGGCATTGCCGACATAAATGGTGATGCAGTTAATTTACCTAAAGCAAGATATTCAGCCGAAGAATTACCATCATTAGTAGGTAAAGAGGTGGCTGACAAAATTGTTAAGGGTGAAGGCCAATCCGGTGGTGGTCGTATGACTCTGCGCGGCCTTGATCTGCAAGTCGGTGGAGAAGGGATGAAAAAGTACTATGACGAGATTTATCCCAAATTCTTAGACAAGTACGGCAAGAAGTGGAACGCAAGGGTAGGCGAGACACAAGTTGATACTGTCATGCAAAGAGCAGAGAACAGCATGATTCCCAAAATGGGACAAGAACCCGTCCGCTACATCGACATAACCCCCGAGATGAAGGGTGCTGTAAGCAAAGGCCAACCGCTATTTGCTGCTACTCCGGCACTCCCATTAGGCGCACAAGGACTGCTCGGAGAACCCGAAAAGAAGAAAGAACTCAGTCTGTTAGACTAAGCACTCACCAACAAGCCATAAGGAATTGGTAATGCAAAAGAAAACAATGCTAACTATAGTAGCCAAAGATAGCAGGGGTGCTATATGAGTGCCGGGAGAATGGGCGGTAGGGCCGCTGGAACGCCCAACAAGGCAACATCGGAGGCAAGACAAGCCATAGCCACCTTTGTGGATGGAAACGCTTGGAGGCTCTCTATTTGGCTCGACAAGGTAGCAGAGGGTGACCCCGAGCATGACATAAAGCCAAACCCCGCAAAGGCATTTGAGTTATTCCAGTCAGTAGTGGAGTATCACATTCCAAAGCTGGCAAGGACAGAACACGCCGGAGACGCGAACAATCCCATTGAAATGAAAGTCACATGGGCGCAACCGAACAATCCATCGTAATCCCATATAGCCCGAGAAAAGAGCAATTGCAGATTCACACTCTGCTAGACGCTAAACGGTTCGGGGTGGTGGTGGCCCATCGAAGGATGGGAAAGACTGTAAGCGCGATAAACCATCTGATTAAAGATGCGGTGAGCAACCAAAAGGAAGCGCCGCGATATGCCTACATTGCCCCAACATACGGGCAAGCAAAGCGGGTGGCATGGGACTACCTCACAAAGTACGCAAGACCGTTAGGCGGTACAGAGAACATTTCCGAGTTACGGGTGGACTTTTGGAACCGTAGGATTCAGCTATACGGGTCAGACAATCCCGACTCACTGCGCGGACAGTATTTCGATGGGGTGATTCTTGACGAGATTGGCGACCAAAACCCAAAGATTTGGACAGACATTATTCGCCCGTCATTGGCTGACAGACTCGGGTGGTGCTGCTTTATCGGGACTCCGAAGGGCCACAATCACTTTAAAGACCTACGAGATCGGGCAGAAACAGAGGACGGTTGGGGACTGCTGGAGTTCAAAGCCTCCCAAACGCAAGTCTTGAGCGAGACCGAACTAAAGGCGGCTCGGGTCGAAATGGGGGACGATAAGTACCTTCAAGAGTTTGAATGCTCGTTTACCGCTGCGGTAGAGGGGTCGTACTACGGTCAACTGCTCAACGATTTGGACGAAAAGAACCACATTCAAGAGTTTCCCCGTGATGACCTTTGTAAGACAGTCTGTGCATGGGACTTAGGAATGGGCGACTCAACCGCGATTTGGGTGGCTCAGATAGCGGGTTCAGAAATCCGGATGATCGACTTTTACGAGAACAACGGCGTAGGACTCGACAATTATGTGAATTGGTTAAGGCATAATGGGTGGGACAAAGCCGAGCAAATCCTCCCACATGATGTACAAGTGCGGGAACTCGGGACGGGGAAAAGCCGACTAGAGGTTTTAACCGATGCTGGATTAAACATTCGGGTTGCCCCGCGCATGGGGGTAGATGATGGCATCCAAGCGGTAAGAAGGCTTCTCCCGCGATGCTGGTTCAATGTGCCAAAGGTCAAACAAGGACTAGACGCACTCAGAAACTACCGAAGGGATTACGATGAAAAGCGGAAAATCTTTTACGACCGACCACTTCATGATTGGAGTAGCCATAGTGCTGATGCTTTCCGCTATCTTGCAATCGGTCTAAACGAAACAACCGGCTGGTCAAAGATGCCCACAAATAATGTGAAATGGATTGTGTGATGGACGAAAACAAACTCAAATCAATCATTGACGCTGAGATTTCCAACAGTCTCGGCTATTTGGAGACTGAGACCACCGAACAGCGCAGAGAAGCACTGCAAAGCTATTTGCGTCAACCATACGGCAATGAGGTTGAAGGCAAGTCTCAGATTGTCACGGGTGAGGTTGCAGAGGCTGTAGACGGTTCTCTCCCATCATTGGTGCGTATCTTCTCAGCAAGCGATGAAGTGGTGAGGTTTGAACCCCGTGGCCCAAATGATGAGGCCGGAGCAAAGCAAGCCACTGAGTATGTGAATTGGGTATTCAACCGTGACAATGAAGGAATTATTATTCTTCACGATTGGTTTAAAGATGCGCTTCTCCAAAAGGTCGGAGTGGTCAAAGCTTATTGGGAAGACAAAGAAGATGTAATAAAAGAGAAGTATCGTGATCTAACTGATGACGAACTCGCCATGCTGATGAGCGATGGCACTATGGAGATTGTCAATCAAGACACACAAGAATTCGATCAGAATACCCCAATGGGGCCAATGAAGATCAAGATTCATGCTGTGACCGTCTCTAAGAAACAAAAGACGGGTCGAGTGGTGGTGGAGAATGTCCCACCCGAGGAATTCCTAATCTCTAAGAAGGCTCGCAAGATTGAGGGTGCGCCCTTCATCGCACACCGCAAGTTAATGACTCGTAGCGACTTGATCGCAATGGGCTTTGATGCTGACATTGTGGACGGTCTTCCCGCGAGTGATTCACTGACATACACGCCGGAACGACTCGTTAGGTTCTCCAATGGTGAGCAACCGGATGACTCCACAAGCATGGATGACTCGATGCAGAGTGTGGAAGTGTTCGAGTGCTACCTACGGGCCGACATGGACGGGGATGGTATCGCTGAACTGCGGCAAGTGTTCTATGCTGGAAACGAGATTCTGTCAGACGAAGAATGCGACTATGTGCCATTCCACTCGATCTGCCCAATTCCAATCCCGCATAAGTTCTTTGGGCAATCATTGGCAGACCGCACGACAGACATTCAGTTACAAAAGACCACTATCACCCGTCAGATTTTGGATAACCTATATCTGACAAACAATGCGCGGGTGACTGCGGTTGACGGTCAAGTTAACTTAGATGATTTGCTGACTGCCACTGCTGGCGGTGTGGTGCGGATTAAGTCTCAAGGCGCAGTGCAGCCATTGAATGTGCCACCCGTTGCGGGACAAGCATTCCCCATGCTTCAGTATCTCGACTCTGTGGCCCAAAAGCGCACCGGAGTTACAGACGCTTCTCAAGGGCTAGACCCCGCTATTTTGCAGAATGTGACTGCTGCGGCTGTGGCATCTATGCAAGCTGCTGGCGCGGGTAAGGTTGAACTGATAGCACGAATCTTTGCGGAGACGGGTGTTAAATCGCTTTTCAAAGGGATTCTGCATCTTCTCTGCAAGTATCAAGACAAGCCCCGCATTGTGCGGATGAGAGGCTCGTATGTGTCGTTTGACCCGCGAGAGTGGTCGAATCAGTACGATGTGGATATAAATGTGGGTCTCGGTGCTGGCAACCGTCAAGAACAGATGGCGATGCTGCAACTTGTCCTACAGAAACAAGAACAAGTCTTAGGACAGATGGGGCCATCCAACCCATTGGTCAGTATTGGGCAGTACCGGAACACTCTCGGGAGAATGGTGGAAGCTGCGGGATTCAAGGACAGCGCAGAGTTCTACAAAGCCATTCCTCCGGAACTCGATCAGCAATTGAGCGCACCACCTCAACAGCAAGCCCCGCAAATGTCGCCGGAAGCACAAGCAGCAATGGCAAAGGTTCAAGCCGACATTCAGAGTATGCAAATGAAGGCACAAGCTGATATTCAGTTGGCCCGTGAGAAGGCGATGGCAGATATGCAACTACAGCGCGATAAGTTCCAAGCTGAGATGATGTTCAGAAAGCAAGAGTTTGAAGCAGAGGCCCAATTGAAAGCAATGAAGGTTGGTGCAGGGATAACCTCAAACATTGAGATACCCGGATGACAACACTAGACACATTAACTGGCAGTAATGCCGGATTTGCAAACATCGTAAAGGCAATCCAAAGCGGTGGGGCATACATCGACCCTAAAGGTCGAGTGTTGTCTAAAACCGAATTAAAGCCGATAACTGGTTACTCAAATACTTTTGATATTCGGGGGGTAGCGTATGCCTATGATGAAAATAATAATCTTATTGAAATCCCAAGGGAACCATTACAGCTATACAAGTTTGATGTTGCAGGGGATGGGAAGTTTACCGTTCCAAAGCTGCGAAACGAAAAAGAAGGCGGTTTTTACAAAGATGTAACCCTAAACGCCACTAAGTCCGGCAATGGTTACACGATAGAGAATACAGACAAAACGGCAACGGGTCAGTACTTCCAACCGCTAAAAGGTGAAGACTTTTCTTATCAGCAATGGGTTGGAATGTCTCGCGGCTTGTCGAACATCAATAGCGCGGTTCAAAGCGGTGAAGCAACAATAGCAAGCAAACCAACCACCGAGACATATTGGGATGATGCCCAAGGTAGAGAAATCACAAATACCTATTACAAATTATTTGATGGCAATGGAAAAGAAGTAGGCGCATTGCAAGATGTGCCCGGACGAAATGATGTCAAAGTTGCGGTAAATGTTGGGAATGAAGCTGCTGGCGGTGGCCATAATGTATTTTTACAAGTTGACCCAAAAAGCGGTCGAGTTGCACCAATTCAAGACTTTGGAGCGCAAGTCACATATCAGCCATCGGGCGGCAAGACATTTTGGCAACAACAATCAGAGGCGGCACGGGCTGCGGCTCCATACGCTGCAATGATCTTTGGTGGCCCATTGGCGGCTGAATTAGGCGGCGGCCTATTGGGTGCTGCTGGCTCATCTGCAATATTTCAAGCTGCGGCAGGTGTGCCACTTGAGAAAATGGCAGAGAACATAGCCACAAGCACACTAACTGCGGGTGCATTGGGTGCTAGTGGTGTTGATCTTGCTGGTGCTACTGGAGGTGGTGTAACTGGCACGATGGCGGCAAACACTGCGGCTAACCTATTACAAGGCAAGACATTAGATCAAGCGTTAACCAATGCAGCTATCAGCACCGCTATCAGTACGGGCGCACAGAGCATAGCCGAAGGACAAGCGGAAGATTACATTCAGAATCTGCCAATTCCGGATTATTTGAATGTAACTACTCCACCAACAAGCGCAGATGTTATAGCGGCATATCCCGAGTTAGCACCCCAAACTTATGCGCCAAACTTTGAAGGGCCATTGCGTCCCGGAGACACAATCGATTCAACGCTTGCAAGCATTTTGTACGCGCCACCAACGGGCACGATAGAAGGAATCGCAAGCACATTGCCTCCGGCTCTAGTCACTGATAAACCGATTGATTACTCGCTGACTCCCGCATCAACGGCGGTAACTGTTGACGATGTTGTAAAAAACATCATTCTTGAAAACTTAGACACAAGCCTACAGACGGGCACTCTAACTTCAGATCAAGTAGACACAGCACTAAACACGCTGACGGGTGGATACACGCTTGGCGGCACGACTGAAGGCATTAAAGCAACATTGCCCGAGACGATTGTTACGGGGGACGAACCCGTTGATTACACGTTGAATGTTCTAACTGGCGGTGAGGGTTTAAAACTACCAACAAGTCCAAATTTGGAAAGTATGGGTGGTGGTCAAGGGTTAACCGCTGATGTTGTAGGTGGGGTTTTAAGTGAAGAAGGTCTAACAAGAACGGGAGATGTGATTCTCGGAGACCCCAATTCCTTCATTAATACGACTCTGCCATTGTCAACAGATACAACGGTTGGTGCTGATACAACGGCTGGCACTGATGCGACTGATACGACCGATTCCCCGTTAACAAAAGCACAAGTCGAGGGAATGATAAAACTTGCTGTGACGCTTGCTTTAGCAGATCAAGCAGCTAAAGTAATAACAGATGCAACATCAAGTGGTGATACAGATACAACCATAACGGGAACTCCATTTGTCCCAACTGATGTATCCGGATGGGCAAGCCCCACCTACACACAGACCTTTCAAGGCCCAATCGATCTAAACTCACTGTTTACCACTGACAATCTATTAGGTGGAACGCAATGGGCTGGACTACAAGGCAACCAATTTGCAAATATGCCGCAAGTGTCAATGTCTGATTTCATATCGAGTATCCAAAATGGAAAAGTTTGAACTTGCCAAGAATCTGCTCTCCGATGAATTCTTCTTAGAAGAAATGGAAGCACTGCGCCAATCTGAATTGCTTAATATAGTTAACTCCGCACCCGATGATATTGAAGCGCGAGAACTTGCATATTTAAAAATTCATGCTTTACAATCGATTAAAGGCCACTTTGAATCAATCGCAGCTACGGGGCAAATTGTTAAGAAGCGGTGGAAGATTTTGTAATCATAAGATTACACCGTGGCACTCGGTAAGTGCTGACAACTTGGGTAAGAAATGAGTGATAACACGGCTCCGCAAGGAAGTGAATCGCTGAATGTGGAACAAGCTGCATCCGCATTTTTTGGATTAATGGATTCTGAACCGAACGCCGAAGGCCAAGTCGAACAGAATGCAGATTCAGAAAATGATGATGGCGTTGATTCCGAGTTGGTGGATTCTGAAGAAGGTGAGAAAGAGCAAACTAGCACTTTTCGAGTCAAAGCGGCTGGAGAAGAACGCGATGTAACTCTCGATCAACTTATTGAGGGCTATCAACTGGGGGCCGACTACACAAAGAAGACCCAAACGCTTAGTGAACAACGCCGCGCTGTGGAAGCAGAACGGTCGAAAATTGACGAAGCAAACAAGGTTAGAGATCAGTACGCCCAACGCTTGCAGATGATGGAACAATTCCTAACTCAGCAAACGAAGGGTGAGAACTTGGATGCTCTAAAGGAAAGTGACCCCATCGGGTATGCAGTCAAGGTAGCAGAAAAGCAGCAACGTAATGAACAACTTGCGGTCTTGAAGGCAGAACAGCAACGCATTGCCCAACAGCAACAAGCCGAGCATTCTGAGAAACTTCAAAGTCACATTGCTCAAGAAAGCCAAAAACTTTCTTCTTCTATACCGGGCTACGCAGACCCAAAGACCGGCGACCAAATCCGCAAGGATATTAGGGACTACGCCAAGTCGATAGGGTGGACAGACCAAGAGTTAGCCAATGTCTATGATTCTCGTGCTGTTTTGAGTTTGTATCACGGGATGAAGTATTCCTCTTTGCAAAAGGGCAAGCCGGAGTTATCTAAAAGGGTAACCGAAGCACCCCGAATGATGAAAAGCGGTGTATCTGCGCCAAGAGACAATCAAGAACAGCACAAAAAAGCAGTAGCGCAATTGCGTAAGACCGGAAAAATCCGAGATGCCGCAAGTGCGTTTGAACGGTTCGTTTAATTCAAGGATTCAATCATGGCAACCTACCAAACCTATACCTCCATCGGTCAGCGTGAAGACCTCTCCGATGTGATCTATTCAATCTCCCCCACCGACACGCCGTTCATGTCATCCATCGGTAAGGGCAAAGCAACCGCTACCAATCACGAATGGCAAACCGATGCTCTCGCATCTGCCGTCTTGACCAACGCAGCAGTTGAAGGCGACACGGCATCTGATGCCACCATCGGCGTGACCACTCGCGTGGGCAACAAGTGTCAGATCAGCCAAAAGACCGTGAAAATCTCCGGCACTTTGGAAGCTGTGGACAAAGCCGGTCGTAAGTCTGAGAAGGCTTACCAATTGGCTAAAGCCTCTGCTGAGATCAAGCGCGACATGGAAACCACCCTCTTGTCTAACCAAGTCAGCACGAACGGTAACTCAAGCACTGCTCGTAAATTGGGTGGTTTGCAAGCATGGTTGGCAACCAACTACAGCGGTGGCACTTCCGGCGTTGCTGGTGCAAGCGGCTCGACTGCTCGTACCAACGGCACGAACCGCACTGGCACTGAGGACATCATGAAGGCCGTCATCAAGTCGGTTTATTCCGCTGGTGGCAACCCCAAAGTGTTGATGGTGAACCCCGGACACAAGCAATTGGTTTCGACCTTCACGGGTATCGCTGCACAGCGTTTCATGGCTCCCGGCGATGCACCCACCACCATCATCGGCGCGGCTGATGTGTATCTGAGCGACTTCGGCACGATCTCTGTTGTGCCCAACCGCTTCATGACTTCCACCAACAACTGCGATGATTCAATGTTCATTTTGGACACCGACATGGCTGCTGTGGCCTATCTGCGCCCCTTCCAAACCAACGAGTTGGCTAAGACGGGTGATGCGGAAGTTACTCAATTGCTGGTGGAATACACCTTGCAAGTGAACAACGAAGCTGCACACGGCATCATCGCTGACATTACTCCCTAAGAGTGAATGCCCCCATGTTTAACCGCATGGGGGTTTTTCTATGACACAGTTTCGTCAATCTGTTGCCCACGCCGATGGCGATGGCGGCATCATCGTTGAGACACGCCAAGACATAACGGCAAACATCGAGCAAAATCTAAAGGAATTCAATTCCTACGATGAACGCGCAAGATGGTCGGATGATATGTTTGGCAACAAGGTTGCTTCAATTCCTTTAACAGTGATTGACGATCTAAACGCAAAAGGCATCATGAGAGGCTTTGCGGTAGTGGATGAAAAGAAATTCAAAGAATTCCTAAACAGTCCGGACAATCGTTTTTTCAGAACTAGACCGGGGCGAGTATGAGCATTGCGACATTCTCTGAACTCAGTACAGCGGTTGCCAATTATTTGGCCCGTAGTGACTTGACCGATCAGATTCCCGACTTCATTCGGTTTGCAGAACTGAGGCTTCGCAGAGAACTCCGCATTCGGCAAATGCTCAAATCAGTAACCACCACTACGACAAGTGGGGATGGAACGGTAGAGATACCGTCAGACTTTCTTGAGGCTAGAGACTTCTATGTAACGGGGAACCCTCCGCAACCATTGACCTATCTGTCTCCATCGGTGTTTATCAGAAACACAGATTCTCATGTTCGCGGCAAGCCGTTGAACTACACAATTTTGGCGACTGAGTTTCAGTTAGCCCCAATGCCGGACAATGCGTATACGGTTCAACTGCTGTATTACTCTGCTCCGACATTCCTATCAAGCGCAAACTCAAGTAATGCGTTTATGGCTAACGCTCCCGATGCTTTGCTTTATGCGGCATTGTTGGAGGCAGAACCATACATCATGAACGATGCACGAATTCAGACATGGGCGACCATGTACCAAAGGGCAATCGACACATTGGTTAGATCGGATGAATCTTCTCAATACTCGGGTGTACCACTCGCAATGACTTTATCAAAGAGGTAAAAAATGGCTGCAATGTCCAACTACTTAGAGACTGCTCTAATCAATGAAGTACTCCGAGCAACCGCTTTCACAGCACCTACAACTGTCTATGTTGCACTGTTTACGACTGACCCTACAGATGCCGGTACTGGTACTGAGTGCACTGGTACAAGCTATGCTCGTCAGTCTGCTTCTTTTGCTGCTCCCTCTAATGGTGCTTCTAGCACTAGTGCAGATATCAATTTCCCGCAAGCTGGAAACTCATGGGGAACCATCACCCACTTCGGTATCTTTGACGCTCTCACTACTGGGAATCTGTTGGTACATGGTGCTTTGACCACTTCCAAGACAATCGACACGGGCGATGTGTTCAAGATCGCTAGTGGCTCTCTGACTGTCACCTTTGCGTAATGGCAGATGTTTGTGGCCC